ATTTTAAGCTCAGCATCAATATCATGATTCTCTTTTAAATTTTGAAGTACTTGTCGAGCCTTATCATCATCACCACGATCTAGTTTGACTGTGATCTGGTTTTTGATGATAGATTCGTTGTTTGTTTGTCGAAGCCAATCAAATGCTGTTACAGCATCTTTAATCTTAGCGTCAACAAACTCATCAATTCGGATTTTTGTTCCGTTGTCAAGTTGCATTAGCTTAAGACCAGAATTTGCCATTAGATCTGGAAGCAGTTCTTCTGCGACTTGTTTACGTCGAGATTTTAGATCACTTATATTTACTTCTGCCTGAAGTATGCTTTGATCCAGATCATCCAGAACTTTACCCAAATCTGTGATTTCAGCCAAAGTTCCTTCGGAAACGTTGGTTGGTGTACACACCTCAATTTGTCCAAAAGGTATGACGTCTTCTTCTTGTAGGAACTCATCTGTTGTATTATTCTCTGTCATTTGTTGTTTTGTTTTGTTGAGATATAGCCGACTCTTGCATAACCTGCAATGTCAACCCAATTATCTCTTTTGTTTTTGTTCATCTGCCTTGTCATTTTTAGAGCGATCATTGCGAGGGCTACTTGGTTAGAGTCTATAGTAGTGTCAAAGATTACTGACCACAACGTGGCAACTCTCTCTAATTCTACTTTACAGTCTCCGTAGTCTTCTTGTCGGTCGCCTTGGGTGATGCTTAAGGCTTCTTCTAGTATGTCTTGTTCTTGCATATTGTATTTGTTTAGCACCATGTTGGTCCCAGATCTATGTCTGCGATAACGGGTACTTTTAGTTGTATAGCATCTTCCATTATTAATTTCAAGTCTAAACTCTCTTGTTCAGAACTTACCATTGCATTAATTTCATCGTGAACTGGTAGTCTCATATCAAATCCTGCTTCGTACGCATCTACCATAGCTTTTTTTGCTTGGTCTGCTGCTGAACCTTGAATGAGTCTATTTAGTCCTTTACTGGTAAAAGCTCGGTTAATAGCTTTACCATTAAACATTGCTTTTGCTTTGCCGTATCCTTTTACTGGTGTGTCTCCATAGGATGAAACCCAAGAGTCAAAACGTGCTCTACGTCCTAGAATGGTTTTAATATAGCCTCTAGAACTAGCCATATTCATTACGTTATCGAACAATACCTTTAAGAATGGAGCTTCTGTGTTAAATTGTTCCATAGTTTTTTTGCACGTTTCTTCTGAGATGCCTAGTGATGTAGCCATTTTCTTCATACCCATTCCGTAACTGATACCTAAGCACAACATTTTACATGTGTCGTACGGTAGTCCTGTTGCTTTTTCAAAGAATGTGTAAAGTTTTTCTCCTCGTTCAAATGCTTCTTTTGCTTCTACAGCTCTATCAAGCGGTCGTCCGAATTCACCAATGAGTGCATAGTGAACTTGGAGACGTGGTTCTTGGGAACTGTAATCTGCTTTACACCAGAGTGAGTCAGGTTCTGCGACGTATAATGCTCGGATGGCTTTACCAATATCACTTCGTTTTGGAACTTGTTGCATGTTTGGGTTGGCTGAAGATAGCCGCCCTGAACGAGTGCCACCAGAGTCCGATGCAGTTTGTTTGAAGTCTGCGTGGATTCGTCCTTTATAATTTTTGTGTAGGATAATATCTTCAACGAAGACTTTTCTGAGTCTGTTAATGCTTCTTGCTTCATGGATTAATTTAATTTTTGGATGATCACAAGATACTAAAAAGTCTTTAGTCACCGATGGATTACCTTTTTCTGTTTTTGGCACTAGTATTCCACAGCTTTCTACGTACTTTGCTAGTTGTGGTGGTGACCAAATGTCTAAGTTTTTAAAGCTTTGCTTAAGTACAGCTTCTCTCTTTTTTAGTGTTTCGTTTAATTTATCTGCTTTGTCTACGTTTACTGGTACACCTTTTATTGTCATATGTACAAGCACTGGTGTTAGTTTGCATTCTAACTCCCACACAGTCCATAAGCCTTGCTCTTGTAGTACTGGGATCTGATATTGGTATACGTCCCAAGTGTTTCTAGCGTCCATCTCGGCATACTCTCCTACGTGTCTAGCAGGTAGTTTCCACATTTCTCCTTTAGGGTCAATGTCATATGCATGTGCTGCGTCTTTTAGCTTTTCTTCAAACTTAGTTCGCTTTAGATATTTTTTAGATAGGTTGTTTAAGCTGTAGGAAAACTGTTCTTCGTCAATTAGTGCTTCTGCAATTTGTACGTCACGGATTGGACAAGAAACGGAAATCCCCAGCGTCTCAAGCCATCCGAGGTCGTAAGCAGCGTTTGCAAACAGGATCTCGCTACTGTTTTTTACTAAATTACTTACATAACTTAATACTATTTTTTTATCTATGTTGTCACCACCTAAGTGGTCAAAAGGTAGGTATATCTCTTGGTGTTCGTCTGCGATTGCAATACCTACAACCTTCCCATCATTTCGTTTATATCCTGGACCATGTTGTTTAAGGTTTGGATCACAGGTCTCTAAGTCAATTGCTATTACTTTTTCAAAGCTTGGTAGTTGAGACGGTGGTCTCCAGTTGGATTGAGGTACAAATAATGGGTGTTGCATAATATGTAAATTTTGATTAAGATGTTAATCGAATAATGTGCTTATTTTATTCCAGTAAGCTTTTGTGGATTTTTTATTATACCCATTTGGACCACCGTTATGAATTCTTGCAATGTCTTCTGCGGTAGCTACTCTACCTAAACGATCTATAGTTGCGTAGCGATCCATATAAGCCTCAAAGATTTTGATGGCTGTTTTGCGGTTGAATGCGTCTTCATGTACCCAATCTTCATTGGCATACTCAGCGGCGTCTGCAACGTATTCTGCGTGAAGCTGGAGGCATCCGTAGGCTTTACCGTTGTCACCTATAGCAGAGTCGTCGCCATAAGACTCAACCATAATTATAGCAAGAATTAATGTTGTGTATGTCATAATATATTGGCAGTAATGTTTAATTACCTCCGTAACTCATAATATGTGCGCCCTACTGGGCTGTGTTAATTAGTGGTTCTAAAAGCAGTCGATGCCGATGCAGATGCCGAAGCATATCCCTGACGCGTATATCGCTGCTAGTGCTATTGCAATGTATAGTTCGTCTTTAGTCTCTTTGTCGTGGTCATTCATGTTAGTTTAGATGTCCTGTTCTTTCTAGCCCTGTTTCATAGAAGCATGATCCCACAGAATCGGGGTGATATCCAAGGGCGATGCATAGACGATATAACTTCTCAGTTAATTCGCTTATATCCATTGAATCTAATTCACTTTCGTACGCGTATGTTTCTTCGTGCTGCTCTATTGTTATTTTCATAATATATGCGCCCTACTGAGGTTTGTGTGTTGGTTTTACGGCTGTTCTTCGTTTTGGCGAATGACTTTGTTTACTTCTAGCCAAGGTTTGTTTGAGTTATATTGATCTATTTCTCCTTGTGTTAGGTTGCGAATTAGGTTGTTTCGTCGTCCCCACTCTACTGCTCGCCTGTACTCAAGAAGAACATCTCCTTTTAGTAATTCTTCTGATTTTAAATCAATTAAGTCGTGAAGTTCTTTGCGAGAAGAACCTGTGCTATATGATGGGTCAACTTGGAATACGTTTATGTTTTGCATTTTATTTTGTGTTTAGATTATGCTCTATTGTTGTAGTCTAGCTACGACCGTTGGGGATAATCTAATCAAACTTTCGGTGTTTTTAGATTTAAATTATGAGCGTTGAAATTGGTTGGGTAGGTTTCCCTACCCAATTATCTAGGATGGACGATGGATGCAGACTCCCATAGGTGGTTCCGATGTCGCCTAGTCTATGCAATTTGGCAAGCTGATAGAGTCGCTTGTATTATGCGTGTGGGTTTTGGTTCTGTACTAGCAACACTTTCCACTGGTCATAAAATGTTTAAAAATTGATTAAAGCCTTCTTTATCAAGTGAGAATGACCATTCGTTTTCAGCTACAATGCCTTCTTCTGTTATTGATAATGAATCAAACTCAAGAACTACAAATCTTTTGGTTTTCGGGTAGGCTGAGAGTGTAAGACATTTGTTAACGCTTCCTTGGATTGTTTCGTTCGTTTTAATTTGGAACGCTGCTTGTTCAGGGCGTAGTTTTCTAGTTTGAAACTTGCTTTCAATAAGCAAGATTTGATTTGGAAGGATAGCAAGGATATCAGGCACTCCATTAGACGTAGTGTTTTCGATGCGCTGTATAATAGCTTTTGTTCTAGTTTCATGAAACATCCTCCGTATCCATGTGTTGAATTGCTGTTCGTTCTTCATCTCCGAGTCCATAGATAAGGTCGTTGATGGTGAAGTCAAGTGATTCTGCTTGATGTTCTTGTATATAGTTGTTAGTGATTGCAAGCATTTCTTTACCTTCTTCTGTGTTGCAGTACTCGTAATTTGATAATACTTCTTTGATGTCCGCTCTAATTTGGGCATCAGAGACATTCGAAAGGTAGAGTCTCTGTAAGCGGTCGTTATAACTGTAGTAACTATAGTAGTTAGCAAGTAAGTCCTCATATTCGTAATCTGTTTGGATTGTGTAAACAAAACTATTAGCTAGATCTTCTATTGACGTAACTTTGTAGTTTTGATGGTCTTTTGAGTTTTTTTTAGGTGTTAGGTCTTCTTCGTCATCCCAAGTCCAGTGTTCTTGAGAGCCGCTATACGTTCCAGCAGCTGTACCACTGTTCCAATGGTATGTGTTGCCAAGTGGTCCTGTAGCTTTTGGGTATGAGTAAGTTCTTTTTGTTACATTTGCTAGTTCTTCTTTGAAGTCGTCGTTAGCCCAGTGGTGTGGTAATGCTGCAACATCAAGGGAATGTAGCTGCTTGGTAACACTTTTACGAATAGCATTTGTAATGTTGGCTGTTTTCTTGAATGGATCTGGAGCCATACTAATGTATGTTTCTGCTGGGATTTCTGCGTGTAGTCCACCCAGTGTAATTCTACAGTGCAGATCAAAGCCGTCATTTTGATCTAGGTTGCCGACAGTGAAGTGGATACCTTCACGGTCAACTTCGTCTGCTTCGTCTGTGCCTGATTGGAAAGCAGAGCTAGAGCAGTGGTGGTGGACAGTGCCAAACATAGTGTCTGGGAAGTGTTTACGCTGCTCAATGAAGTCTTTAGATTCTGGAGAAGACTTGACTGTCATGCCAGATGTTTCTTGTGGTGGAACCCACCAAGACCAAGGGTTTGCGTCAGCTACGTCGTAGAACAGATACACAAGAGTTTCTGATTTAAACTCGTCGTAGGATTGTTTCATAAACGAAAGGATTGATTTCCACATGCCTCGCGGAATCTTGTGACCTTTCCAGATAGGAGCAATAGATGATGCTTCTTCTATATCTTGTTTGCGATATGTTACGAAGAGTTCGTTTTCTACACAGTCGTATAGTTCGTTGTCGTGAATTACTTTAGTTACTTGATTCATTTGTTCTTACCTCCATTTTTTGGATGTCCTCCATTGTGTATGTTTGTATTCTAGAGAATGTACTTTGAAACTCAACTGGTGTGTATTGTATTGGTGCGTCTTGCTTTTTTCCGTGCCAAAGCCACATCAGATAGTTACCAAAACTTGCCGCTACTTGATTTGCTATTGCGAGTTGTGGATCTGACTCAAGGGCTACTCCTTGACAACTAACTGGGCTTCCGCTTCGATCTGTTTTGATTGTGGGGTAGCGGCGAAACGGATGCATGTTAGGGTGGCTTTGGTTATACTCTGGGTCGTAGTAATATGATTGGCTTGTGTGGTACTCGTTGGCACACACAACGATTGGTGTGTTGAATCGGTCGGCAGCTTCAATTGCTGCTTTCCGTGCGGGGTGGTTATCTACTGCACAGATAATGATGTCTGCAATAGAAAACAATTGTTTATACTCAGTCTCTAGTAGTTCGGGTGTGAAGTATTCACATACTGCAATACCATCTGCTTTGCGAAACGTGTATAATTTTAGTAGTGCTTCTGCTTTGTATGAACCAACTTGATTGTTGCGAAATAGCTGACGATCAAGGTTGTGTTTTTCCAGCTTGTCACCATCAAAGATTGATACTGAAAGGTCAAAGCTGTTTTTAAGAGCTGGTAGCATGTAACTTGTTACGCCGCCAGCACCGATGATTACTGCATTTAATTTTGGTTTCATTATTATATTCTATTTAGGTATCTTAACAATTGAGAACCAATCATTGGTTCTGGTTTTTCTTTGTACGCAGCAATGTATCGGAGTATTGCTCCACGCTTGCGACCTACGTCTGGT